TTTTATCTATACTAGTACCCGAAGGAAACGGGTCAGACGGACTATCATAAGTATCACTCACCCATCTACATCTACCAGAACCAGCACTATAATAATATCGTAAATCAGCAGTATTCCCGATAAAAGTCAACCAATAATATGCATCCTTCGTTATTGCTTGACTTAATGCTCCTGAATGTCTCCATTCATCAACACCACCAGTAAGCTCGCCTGAATCAACCAGCTTGTTATTTGGTTCTCCAACGTTATCATCATACATCAAAAGTTTAACATTTTGCTCTGGGTCACCCATATAAAAACTTAGTTTAGTAACCGTTCCATCTTCAGGAGCTTGAAAACGAGTTCCATATAAACGGTCGCACGCTGCAGTATGATTTGAACCGCCTATATCGGTTTTTCCAAAAGTATCAGCCATTATTTCACCTTTTCCAAGTAAGCAACCAACGCCGTCAACGCTTCACGCTCCAACCTCACATTAACTTTCTCATCAAGAAACAACGACAATAAACTTTAAATATTGTCGATGTCATCATAATGTTGATGTGGTATGAATGAAAGGAGAATTTGAAAAGCGAGTAAAGGTAGATAGTTTTTCAACTACATGGCACTCAGCTAACATGACATATCAAAAAGATAGTATTCTTCTTGACAACTTAGAGAAAATTATTGATGAGGCTCAAGGAGAATTCCCAACTAGACGTGAATTTCTCGAAGTAATGAAGTATATTGAACTAGGGTTTTCAGATGACAAGCCATATAAACAGTTTCTTTTGAAGACAGTCAAACAAGCGAAAGATGGCTGTGACAAATGGTTCGGCGAACGTTAAGAATCCATTTACCGATTAACGAGATTGTTAACCGTTATTCAAGCGGTGAATCAGTCAACAGTCTAGCCAAAGATTATAGTGTTAGTAGGGGTGCTATTACAACACGATTGATCCGAGCTAATATAAAGCTAAGGACACAGAGTGAATCAGAGAAAGCTAAATGGGTTCATATGACGGCGGACCAAAGGAAACGTCAAGTTAAAGCTGCACATGATTCTATTCGAGGACGACGAAAGACAAGAGAGTTTTTAATTAGGAAAGCTAAAGGTGTTCAAGCTAAAGCGAAGTTATCCCAACTTGAGAACCTTTTTCTCGCTACTTTTGGATCGTCAGGCATTAAAGTTATTCCGTTGTATGCTCTAGATATTTTTAATTTAGATTTTGCCATTCCAGATGTGCAACTCGCAATCGAGATAGATAGTGGACATTGGCATGAAAGCGATAGGAAGGTCAAACAAGACCGAAAGAAAGAAGCCTTTCTTGAAGAGAACGGGTGAAAACTTATACGGTTACATAAGAGAGATTTGCAAACTTGTGTTGACCGAGTTAAGGCTCTGCTGTAAGTTTACGCATGAGAAAGCAACGACAGTTTATGTGAACATTCGCTTGAATAGTATTCACATCTAATATCTCAAGATATGGGAAGTGAGCACGTAAATGATTCCCTTTAAACCCGCCATACCTGTCATTCCATTGCTCATTCGCTCGGCATACATCACAAACTTTAGAGTCTATAACAGCAACATATTCGAGTTGCCTTTACCGCTTCCACTATCGCTATTAACTTCTGTGACAAGCCACGTTTGCCCCTTCTCTGTGACAAGCCACGTTTGCCCCTTCTCAATTTTATCCGTGCTAAACGGCACATTCTGTTTAGGCTCAGGCGGCTTAGGAGCCTGCGGCACCTCATGCAACGTGTGAGTTGCGCCTATAGGTAATTCAGGCTTCACAAATTCTCCGCTAATTTTAAGTTCGCCTTCATCTGTCAACTCCGCTTTTAAACCCGCTTGCACCGCAGCCAATCCCGCCGCAACTTTCACTTGCCAAATCTGTGATTCCTCCATCTCATTACGCGGTTCAATCTCAGCGAACTCAAACCGCCAATCATGAATATCAAGCAACGGCAGTAACTGTTCGTTAAACGCGTCTTCAGGACCACGCTGATACTCGCGTGTCGCATCATTCTGCACAACAACTTGCATCCTTTGGAAATAACCGCCGGGTCCACGTGTAGGCGCGTTCATCATCACAGGCTGCACACTATAGATGGCTCCGACGATTTTAACGAACCAAAATTCCATCCAGTCGAGACTCTGCATTTTCTCCGGGTCAGGCATAACATCATGAACAGCTACTTTACCGCTTGTACCTATCCACATATTACGTACTTTACGCCCTATTCTTCCAGTCCACCTGTCAATCTCAACTTTTTCCGCTTGTTCTTTCTGAGCATTCGCAATCTCAGTTGCTTTATTCTGGCTTTCACCTTCCATTAAAACAAGTTTCGCTAAATGTCCACTAGCATAAGTGTCAAAATTAAAACTGCCCATCGCAAGTGCAGTGCGCAATTCTTGAAGAACAGCCATCACTTTACTGTTACCATACAATTGCGGCAACCACGGGTCACTGTTGCCGTGGATGATTTCTTCTCGGCTGAACCTTGCTTTAATATTGCCTTCTTTCTTTTGCACATACGCTGTTTCCTTCAATGTAGCATCGCACATTGGACACTGCCCTGGTTCCTTGTAGACTCTTTCATTGTTTGGACTCCAACATTTCTGGCAAAACCACACACCATTACCTAAACGCCCATGCTTGTCAGCGCAAATGAACATTTCCGCTGCGTCCTCAACATAAATCGCATATTGACCTGGCGCAACTAGGGACACGCTAACATACCAGTCGTCAACGGCTAAACTGTCTTTCAAAATGCTTTTGATAATGTCTACCATTTCGTCGTCGCGGTTAGGATCTTTCAAAAACGCTTCCAACCGCTTCTTTTCTTGAGGGTTCGGATCTCTCAACAAAGCGTCAGGTCCACAGTCCGGACATTCCTCTACAAGATCTTCAAATTCGCGTCCGCAGACTGTGCAGCGTTTAGCAAATTTTTCTTTAACGTTCCAACGGTTACGCACGACTTCACGGATGATAGCGCCGTGAACAATCCGTAAAAACGGGTGTTTATTACTATATTTTTTTAGCAACAAGTAAGGCCAGGGTTGATCTACAATTTTATCAACCGTTTCAATGTATTGTTGAGTGGTTATACCGCGTCTGTTTTTTTCCACATCTACGGCGACACCAACAGCTTGCGCTAACGTAACTTCAGAATGTAAAGGTAGTCGATTTCGTATGCGCTTGCCGAAACGGACTGCTTTCTGTCTTAAACCCAAATTTGTCACCATTTTATATGAAGGCAACCCAAGCCTCAGGACGTTTCAGTTGCCACATAGCTAATGCCAACGCAATCACGCAATCATCATGGTAGCCTTCAGGCGCATTATACCGCACAAGTCCCGTAGAGCCTACTGTGTAACCGAAGAGTTTCAACTCGTTTATTAATTCGGGAATGTTGGGATATGAGATTGTGTGGTTGTCTATGGCGATGCTTAAGTTTTCAACTAAATCTTTTTTTGATGCGTTAGTGAATTTATAGCCTTCCACATGAACCTGTTCACGTTTTAATTCGTCAAATATGGGATCGCCTAAGCCTGTGCTGTCAATTAAGAGTCGAGCGTTGTTATATCGCCTGCATAAGTCCACCATGCGCCTACGCTGAAACACCCAGTCAAGCTGGCTGAATCTGTCGAATCCTTGTAAATGTCCACTCTCATCCAAGACGCATAGGACGGTGAAGTCTTGATGTTTAGCGAGGTCTGCGCCCACCACATATTTTTTATTCGCTGTAGGTGGTCCCAACTCTCCTTTAATACAGTCGTCAACATTTCTGAATACACTTCCAATCTCCTCAATAAACTCAGCCAATATTTCTTGTCGATAAGCCATGTCAGGCATGTCACGAGCGAACTCTTCAATTTCTTTAGGATCCAAATAGGGATTGTCTAGGCTGCTGTAACTCCAACTTTCATAATCCGTTTGCGCTTTGTCTTGTCCTCTTGTCCATAATTGAAAATACCAGTTCCTACCTTTAGGCGTACCAGTGAACCATGCGATTCCTTTCTTATCCATCAATGCAGAACGTAACGCAAGAGTCCATGCTTCCTCTTTCCATTGACCGCCCTCATCACCCCATAACCAATCTAAACCTTCACTGCGTAAGCTATCAGGATTGTCAGCGCTTTTAAACCAGATGTAACGGTTGCCAATAAGTGTGATTCTATGTTCGCTACGGTTCACGTTTTGTATGAGTTGTTTAGGACAGTAAAGCATGAATTCTCGAAGTTGTTTTTGAGTATGCCAATACGTCGGTGCTACACAGAAACCGACGCTTTCAGGCGGACTCTTCGTAGCAACTTTAATAGCTTCGTTTGCTCCGCTTATGGTTTTGCCCCATCGTCTGCCACAAGCTAATATGCGGAATCTAGCGTTGCTTTCGTGAAA